ACGCCGTGACTCTCAACAATGCCCAAGACATCACTCAGGCACTGATCCGCGGCTTCGGCAGTAGATGACTCCAACAGCTTATCGACCCCTACCATGACTATTTTTGGCATTGTTTTCTTTCTTCTACGTTTCTCATTATTCGCCTCTTCTCGTCATCGTTGGCGTAATACCAGGCCTCTATCTCGTTCAGCGTACGGAAGCAGCCGTGGCAGATCTTTTTCTCAAAGTCGATCTCGCACACGCTGACGCATGGCGATGTCGGGCAGCCGAATATCACCTCCCAGTTTTTATCAAACTGCTCCTGGTCCTCGATCGGTCGCTGCCTGGATCCCTTACCTGCCTCGTGCATTTCTGTCCTCCCTGATCCCGATCCAGACGGCCACGGCCATGACCAGGATCATCCAAAGTAAAAACTCGGCCGGTCCCTCGTAGTAGGCGTGCTTTCCAATCACATCCGCCTCCCGCAGTTAAATGACTGTGTCCCGATCCGAAACGACGAGCTGTACTTGCAGTCGTCCAGGATCCGGCCCTCGGTCACCAGCATCCCGGCCATCACTCCAATAACTAATGCAAAAATCGGGGCCATGGCCTTTGCCCAGTGCCGTCTTACCCACTTCTTCAGTGCGGTTATTTCCTCGTGCATCACAGTCTCCCGTTCATGGTATCGGCCTTGATGCACTCGGTGATCCAGACGACCTGCATGTTGGTCGCGTTGGCCACCCAGTACCTCATCATGCCCTCCTCGTTGTCGATGCTGACAATCAGCAGCGTGTCGTTATCCTTGCAGGCCTTGGTGGCCTCGTCCAGCGCCGACAGCGCGGTCCACTTTCCTATGCGGTGTATTTCTGCCATGTTGACTCCTAAAAGGGTGCCGGCCCGAGCTTGTCGAGCTGTTTCTTTTTGTCTTCCTTCTTGGCGCGCTGGTAGTACTTGACGACCAGCTTGCGCTCCTCGGGCGTTTTAAACGGCCAGTCCCAGCGCTCCTGGGTCATGCCTGATGGGTGCAATTTCATTTTTCTCTCCTTCGCATCATCGCACGAGCAATCCAGTCGGCGACTTGAGCTATTTTGTCTGTTTCGCTTCCGGGAATGGTTTCGTGGTTTCTTACTTCTTTCATAGATTCCGGGTTTGCTAATAATCCTTGCAAGGCATGCGCAGCAAAATAGTCGTGTAAGGTTATGCCTTTGTTGATGTAGTTGTACTGTTTGTCTGCATCATTAGCGAATGGGAATGCGTATTCAGTGCGTGTCATTGTGTTTCTCCAGTTTAGTGATATACCGATCAAGGTACCAGCGCGCCTTTTTGAGGTCCTCGATCGGGCAGTGTGATTTGATCCCGGCGCGCGAGATGTACTTTACCACGTTGCCAAGGTGGTACCCAAGACGTTTGGACTCGATAAAATCAATGGTCTCGATCCCTCCGGACTTGTAATGGGGTGGGTGGTTGATGATGTCGCTCATGCCTGCTCCTCAAAGTCGAACCACTCGTAGATCTGTTCCATGACAGCCGATTCGATGTGGTGCCGCACGTCGTGCTCGGAGGGGTTGTCGTTGTGCTTGTGCGCTCGGTTCCAGCCGATCTCGGTGCCGTCCTCGACGCACATCAGAAGCACGCTCTCAAACTTTGGTTTCATGTTGCCTTCCTTTCGCATATAACCGTTGCCGTTACGTAGTCGTCGCTGTCGGAGATGGTGACGTGGTGCACCCACTCCAGCGAGCCCATCTGGATCGTTGCCTTGCCAGACAGTGCCAGGTAGGGCGCGCCGTCGTCGTGGTTGAGTACTTCCACCTGTCGAACATCGAGCTGTGGGATCCTGGAGGCCTTGACGAATGCCTCCTTTGCCGCGAATCTCCTGGCCAGGTAGTTCACGGCCAGTAGCTTGTCATCCACCATCTCCGCGTAGACCTGCAGCTCTCGGTGCCCGAGTACCTGGTGCGCCAGGGCCCACCCCATCTTCTTGGACATGTCCGCGATTCTTTTTATCTGCAGTATGTCGGTGCCAATGCCGTGTATCAAAATATCTCCTCCCTGAAATCGCCCAGCGTGTTGACGTACTGCTGCGCGCGCTCGGTGAAGCGTACGCCGCGGTACACGTTGCGCCGCTCGCCGTTGACGCGGCTGACGGTGCTCTCGATCTGCTTGTCCTGCGTCGCGGCCATGAATCGCCGCTTGAACGTCAGGTCGGTCCCGGGGTTGATGCTCTTGCGGTGTGCCCAGTGCTTGAACACGGCAAACAGCTCGTCCTTGTCGACCTCTCCGGCAGAGTCCAGGATTAGCACGTCCTCGATGAAGATCTTCAGCGGATTGGACAGCTCCTCCATCACCTCCAACAGCTCGAGACCGCTCTTGGGCTGCAGGAAGTGACCCCCTCGAGATACGCGGCGGTGCTCGCCCTCCATGGCCCAGTTAAAGATGCCCGAGAGCTCCTTCATCAGCTTGGTCGCGAGATCCGTATCCTCCCTGCCGTAGAACGAGTGAGTCATCTTCAGGACGATCATGCGGCCCGTGAGCGCGTTCGAGTTTTCTGTCAGCTGCAGCACCTCGTTGGAGTAGACCACGATACGAGTCGGCAGGTATCCGTTCCATGCCTCCTTGTTCTTGCGGTTTACAGTAACAGTGTCACCGCCAACAATACGCAGCAGCTGAGAAACAACAGCATTGCGATTTCGATCGGGCGCACGCGCGTCCGTAAACGATGCAAGTAATTTTCCAAGCCACGGTTGTAGTCCGAACGTGTCACAGAGCTCTCCTAGTTCTGGCGCGACGGTGTTGTGCTGTCCAAGCAGCGCCACCAGCACCTTGTTGATGGTCCCCTTGCCTGATCGGCGGGGTCCGATTAGATTAAAAAACTTCTGCTGGCGCGTGTCTCCGGAGAGTACGTAGCCGAACATCTCCTGCAGGCACTGTATCGACTCGGTGTCCTTCTCCCACAGCTGCGAGAGAAACGATTCCCAGGTCGGGCAGGTCGCGGCAGGGTCGTACGAAAAGGGCAGGCTGTTCTGGGTGAAGAATCCTAAAGAGTGTGGTAGTAGCACCGACTCCTCAAGATGAAATAGTCCATTCTCCACCGAGATGAGCTTACCCGCCTCAGGGCGGCCGTTCTCGTAGCCCGCAAGCCAGACAGGCGGCTTGGTGTTGGGCGCGTTGCGTAGGTGCGTGAGGGCCTTTGTAGCATCCAGCGCCGCCGAAACCGATGCAGGGTTTGGAGCGAATGGAATAAGATTCCCACGACGGTCCGTCTTCTGGCAGCGATCAAGGAATTGATAGATCGCGGCCCGTATTGTCGCCTCCTCAATCTGCTCGTAATGTGTCCCGCGGTATACGTACCAATCGTCGGCGTAGTGTACAAGCTTAACCCCTTCTTCGCATGTGTAGAGAGACTCCAGAAACTGACGCGCGTGTTCCATCGGGGCCTGGCCGAGTACTATCTCGCCGCGCTCCAGGGCCTCCTGCTTTTTTGTCTGGTTGACCTTGAATATCAGCGATCGCAGCGTGGCACCGCCCTTCTTGGTAAACGTGTCCCACTTCCGGTCGCACAGCCCCGGGCTGTAGGATCCGCACTTCCCGTCGTTGTCCGACCAGCGGTCCCACAGCTCGAGCGCCTCGACGTCGCCGTTAAACTGGTGGTGCAGGGCCATCCCGACCGTGATCCACTCGGTATAGCTGCACTCCGGGTCGAAGTGTGGCAGCAGCTCCGTCTCGACTCGTGCCAGGTCGTACTCCTCGACCGGGGCACGGTAATCCGCGAAGTCGTCGCCGGACTGTTTTACCGTCCGCTCCGGTACGATGGTCGACAGGTCCTGGGCCTCGGTGGGCAGGTCCCCGCGCACCTTGCGCCCGGTGACGGTGAAGTAGCGCCCGCGTGGGTAGATCTCTATACCCTTCTCGTGGTCGACGTGGGCATAGCCCAGGTCTGCCCGTGTGAATATCTTCACGCCGGTCCCGGACGGGCTGATCTCCATGTAGCCGTCGACGCTGTCCGCTATGGACTCCGAGTCTGGGTTTGTGAAGTCTCCCGTCTGGGGGTCGATGCAGTCGTCGAGGTCGATACCGACCAGCTTGTCGGAACCGTCGAAGACGAACCCCACCCCGTCGAATCGGCCGGTCATGTAGGCGCTCTGGGCGGACAGGAAGTCTGTCCAGGTCTGGGGGTCGTTGCTCTTGGCCGCGCGCTTGTCTGCCTGTACAGGCAGCTTCTTCCACTTCTTGCCGTCGTTGTCGACGACCTCGACGTAGTCCCACAGGACCCACCTCGGCACCATCTTGAGCGCCATCGGTATGTCCTCGAATATCACCGGCAGGTTGTTAGGTTTACTCATAGATTTTCCCTTGTGTTGCGTCATTCTAGGTCTGGTCGTTTTGGTGTGTCAATACGGCAAAATTTGCCGTTTTTGATTGTCGGCCACTTACGATCCAAAGTTAAAGTCAATTCTCGAATATTGCCGGGGTTGCGGGGGTAGTAGGGGTCTAAACGTAATTATTCGTTTTTAAATTAAAAATTAAAAATGAAATTATTCTGGACCGACCTCACATAGACCCCCGCTACCCCTACTACCCCTGACAAATGTCCGGACAAGTTAGGCACGGTTCAGGTAGCGATCGGCAAAAATTGCCGCCGCCAGATACATATCCTTGGCCGCCTGTTCCATCTCGAGCGCCAACGACTCGGCCATTCGCTTGGCGTAGTAGTTGGTCCCTGCCTGGGCAAGCATAAACTTTAGGATAAGCTCTTCACGTGTTTCCATGTTAGTGACTCCTTGGTTAGTTAATTGGGATAAAATTTTTGCGTTTTAAGACGTCCGTGAACCACTCCCTGAACTCTGCCCTTGCCTCTGGGCTCTGGACGTCGTACGGGCCGCATATCGCGTCCAGGACGTGCTCTCCGGTCTCGGAGTCGTTTGCCACGATCCGCTGCAGTATGCCGCGATCGTCGTGCACCTCGATCAGTCTGACCTTTTTCAATCCTCGCTCTCCTCTTGAAATTTTTCCTGATTGAATGACTCCAGCGATGCCGGCTCCCTGGATATGTGCTCCCTGAGCTCGTCCAGGCGGCTGACGTGGACCTTGAGACGGTCGGCCAGCTCGGCGTCGGTGGGCTCCCTTCTCAGCTCCTGGCTCATGGCCCGCTCGGTGTACTTCATGCGCCGTATCTCCTCGGCCACGTTGACGGGGACCCGGATCAGGCTCCACTCGTTATCAAGGGCCCTCCTCACGCCCTTGAGAATGAACGGCTTTGCGTACGTCGCGAACCGGGCACCATTCTTCGGGGTCCACTTCTTGGCGGCTCGGATCAGCGCCTCGTTGCCCATGGCGATGAGATCCTCGAACGGCACCGCCCCGTGGTGCCATGCCGGTGTCTCCTTGACGACCGAAACGACAAACCTGAGGTTGTGCCGTACAAGTTTCTCCAGCGCGGCGTTGTCTCCGGAGGCGATCATGCCGGCCAGCCGCTCCTCCTCCTCGAGCGGCAGGGGCTGTACCGAGTACAGCCGGCCCAAATAGCTTGATATGGCGGATCGGTCACTTGGCAAAATAGTAGCTCCCTGCGACCATCAGCAGCCCGATCACGATCATGGCGATGTGCTCGCCTGAGTAACCCCCGACGCTCATCAGCCAGCCAAGAAATGCCATAAAAAATCCGACGGCTCTCATCATATAACTCCCGTAAGTTTCAGGACCGCGGCCACGATCATGGCCACCCACAACAGCAACATCAGCGGCTCATCGTACTGCATGCTTTCTCTCCTTTGCGATGCACCAGTCCAGCGTGCGCTCTGCGTTCTTTCGTTGGCTCTCCTCGTCGTTTAAGTCGTCAAACTCGTAGACGTAGAGCGGCTCGTTGTCCTGGAGTACGGCCCACGCGTTGTGCGTGCCGTCGTACGTGGCTCGGATGTCGTTGACGTCGGCCGGGACGAATGCCGGGGCAAGCTTAAACTGGCTCATATCGCCTCCATGTGTCGTGCGTACTCCTCGCCGTGGATGTCGGCCACGTACTCAAACGAGCCCTTGGTCCCGCGCTTTACCTCGTCGCGTGACGGGATGCGTGATCCCCAGTAGTCGCGTGTGTGCTCGCGGCCCAGCATGCAGTGACCGTCTTCCAGTGCCTGCATCATGGCACGCCCGTAGGATCCCTGCATGCGCCATGCGTGGAGTGAGTTGATCGCGCGCTGCAGGCTCTCGAAGTACTGCTCCTGGGTCTCGGCGCCGCTCTCAATGGTGTCGATGTCTGTCGTGTCGAACATGTCTATTCTCCTTTTATGACCCCAGCGCGAGCTCGATGACTCGCACCGGGAGGTGGTTTGGGTGGACCATCATATCGTCCCTGCCCGTGTCGCGGTAGCCCTCGAAGAAGTCATGGTGGACGTCTTTTGTGGCCTCCTGCTGCTTCTTGGCGATGGCGAACAGCTGTCGCCATGTCGGGTTGAGCAGGACCTTTGAACGAAAGGGCCGGCTGTCCTCGCCGCCAAAAAATTGGTCTCGCTCGGCCCGGACCTGGCACAGCCCGGTGAACGCGACAAGGTTCTGTCGCATCCACCAGCAGCCGACCTGCGGGTCGAAGACGCCGCGCTCGAAGTCGTGTGTCGATACGGAGTATCTCATTCGGCGACCCCCGTCACCTCGAGTATGGTCTCGCGGTTCACGGCCCGGTACGAGGCCTTGGTCATGTCGTAGACCGTGACGTACTTCGAGGCATCGAGGGTGCTCTTGCCGCCCTTGAGGTGCTTGGTGACGCCCATCCGGCAGTTCATCTTGCGGATGCTGCCGTCGGACTTGAGAAATGTCACGGTGACGAATCCCTTGGCCTGCTCAAGCTTCTCGGCCAGCTTGCGGGACTGGACGGGGTCGATGGTGATTCCTTTGTTCTGCATGGTAGTGCTCCTTTTAGGCTGTTTTTGATTGTAAAACGTCAAACCGCTTGATTGCTTTTTCGGGCATGTCGATCACCCGAATGCGCCAAGATCCGATACCGCTGCGGTCGTCTGAGATGTCCACAATTGTGGCCCGGACTCTGTCGAGGCGTTTGATTGTGTTTGTCAGCGATCGCGTGTCTGATAACACGACTATTTCTTCTTGCATGGTAGTGCTCCTTGTTGTTGAGATTGAATTATATGACTTCGTAGCTGCCGCGTACAGCCCTGGCCCAGCGCTTGGCGTAGTCCTTGGCCTCGTCCTCGTAGCGGCCGCCGCCGTACAGGACCGCGGGCCACCAGCGCTCCTCGTAGTCGGGGTGGTCTGAGTTCTCGTCGCCGTAGACCACCCACGACCCGCCGTCGTACGTGACGGTGATGACGGGCTCGGGCGGCTCCTCGACGGACCAGAGCTCGCGCTCGTCTTGCACGACCGTGACGTTGATCGTGGCCGGCTCGCCTGCCGCGTCGAAGACATCAAGAGGGTATGTCGTGCTCATGCTGCCTCCTTGGCCGGGTTGGCGTGCGACGCTGCCGACGCGCGCAGGATCTCGTCCGCGAGCTTCACGGCGTCGGCGTTGTGCAGGTAGAACGTCGCCGTGACGGGGAAATTGTGGACGCTGATGATGACGTCGCCGTCGTCGCAGGGTATTGCGCTGATGGAGTAGCGCGACTCGTTGTAGGTGTAGTCTTGCATGGTCTTGCTCCTTTTTGTGGTTGGTATGTGTTTGGTTTTTCGTGGGTACTTTTACGGCAGGTCCCACGGGCGCATTACGAGAACGACGGCCGCGAGGCCGGCCAGCAGAATGATCTCGCCCATGTCAGATCACCTTGTCGTACTCAAAGCCCAGCGACTCGACGATGTAGGCGATGGCATGCCAGCCCTCGCTGTCCATGGCGCCCCACTTGTAGCCGATGCGCAGGGCCTCTCCGAGGCGGCTGATCTTGCCCTCGAGCAGCAGGCGCTCGATCTCGCGGTTCATCTTGGCCGCGATCTCGTCACGGCCGGGCTCGCCGTACAGCGACCAGTCGTCGGCGGTGAGGTTGATCTCGGCACGTACCGAGATGCTGATTGGTTTGACTTTTTGTGACATGGTTTATTGCTCCGTTTGTTGTGGTTGGTATTGTGGATAATTGCGGACCCAAGAGTACTGTTTGCGGCTCGATGTGTTGCGCTCCCGGTACCGCGGCTCGATGCCGTACTTTGTGCGGTACTCGATATGGAACCGGGACAAGTCGCAATCCTCCTCTAGGTAAACCCAATCCCCCCGTTGGTATGAGTAGTGCGAGATCTGCGCCTCGATGCCCAAGTCGCGCAGCAGCGCGCGCGGCACCTTGGCCCAGCCGTGGCCGGCGTCGGCAATAAAGTCGAACGTTTTTTGCATGGTGTGCTCCTGTTGTTGTGTTGGTGGGAGAGGGCGGGCAGCTGACTCCCGAATCCGCCCCACTGCGGCGCGCGGAGGGTATTCGTCCGTCGCGTTGTCCCGCAGTGCAGGGCTGCACTTTCCCTCTCCCGTTGATCACTCGGTCGACAGGCCGGCGGCGCTGTCTGCGTTGTACTGCTCGGCGCTGTACCAGCCGTCGATCTTGGCCGGCGGCGGGTAGCCGCAGGTGTGCAGGTTGGCGTCGTGCTCGGCGCGGGCCTGCTTACGTGCCTGCTGCTTTCTGTCCCACTCGCGGGCAAGCTTCAGCTGGTTGTTGAAGTACTGGTCGAAGATGTCGTTGACTGATTGCATGGTGTGCTCCTGTTGTGTTGTCATTCTACTGGTTTTTCGTGGGTACTTTTTTGCTGCTCGATTCGGGCCTCGGTCACCTTGCGCTGCGCCCAGTGGTAGCCGTGTGAGAGGGCCTCCATGTAGCTGCGGTGGGTGTAGTACCGGACGCTGCCCCGGCCGTGGGCCCTTGACTGGGCCGTGACCTTGCCGTCGGGCCAGTACGTGATCCGGTAGTGCATGCCCTCCGGGAGGCCGTCTGCCCGGACACTGGCCGACATCCCGCCGTCGGGCCTGAATCGCTCAAAGAATTCGATCATATCTCTCCCCTTGTCAGCCGCTCTAGCTGTTTCGTTGCGTTGGCCCACTGCGAGACCATCTCGGCAGAGTCCTCGAATTCGTAGTCGATCACTGGCGTCTCGGTGCCGTCTGTCTCGACGCGGCAGATCCTGAATAAATCCGACATGTCGTGATCGCAGCGCTCGACGCCGTTGCCGATGTTGCGGTATGGGTGAAGTGTGTACATGGTGTCACTCCTGTGTTGTGGTTGGTATCTTACTGGTTTTTCGTGGGTACTTTGTAGATCGCGAAGACGCGCGACCCGGCGCGCGTGCCTGCGGTGTCGATGATCCTGCCATCGACGACGGCAAAGGCGTGGCCCGTGATCAGGACCACGTGCCGGCCGTCTTGCAGGCCCCGCAGCGCGGTCTCCACGGTCATGCCTTGGCCGGGTGTGGTGTTGGTGAAGCTGCCCGCGAAACGTGCTCGGCCCGTGGACCCGTAGACCCCGACCAGCCGCAGGCCCGCCTCGATGTAGGCCTTGTGGTAGGTCGAGAACGTGGCGCCCTTGCGGAAGCGGCGCCCGTGTTTGGATAGAAGGGCGTGCGCCTCGCCGTAGTCCCAGCCGGCTGCGTTGGCCAGCGCGCGGACGGTGCAGTCTCTGGCCTCGTTCATTCTTGACTGGCCCTGAGAGACGGGCCATAGCGTTTTGCGTGTCATGGTGTCTTGCTCCTGTTGTGTTGCACTGGACCCCGTCTCCGGGGTTTCGGCCATTGAGGCCTCGTCAGCAGTGCTCAGAATGAGAAGTCGTGGTAATGGTCGCGGAATCCAAGGATCAGCCCGCCATACCTGTGCGACTTCCAGCGCCCGGTCTCGGGGTTGCGGATTACACGGACCCAGCGATTGTCGCGGTCGCGCCGGTAGTGGTTGATCGGCGCGTTGGGGTTGGGCGTGCACTCGTACTGCTGGGCGTCGGACATGCCGTTGGCGTCGGTGCGGCGGACGTCGTCGTCTTGGACCGAGACGATCTTGCCGTCCCACGCCACGACGGTGCCTGCCTGTCGGTCGGTGTATCCGGTCATGGTGGCGCCCATGCCCACGACGGGCTCTGGTGCGTTGATTGTCATCGCCTCGTACATTTCATTGATCATGGTTTTGCTCCTGTGTTGTGTTGCACTGGACCCCGTCGCCGGGGTTTCGGCCACTCAGGCCTCGTCAGCAGTGCTGATCCATTTCAAATTGTAGACGGAGGGAAAATACTCGCCCGCCGTTGTCCACACACGCCCGGTCGATCCGGTGTGGTGTGGTGGCTGCCCGCCTTTCAGGGTTGCGGATTCACCGCGAAACGATGTCACTGTCGCGCCGGGTTTTACTGGGTTGTTTTGATTGTCTACTAGTGTCCACATGGTTTAGCTCCTGTTGTGTTGTGGTTGGTGTCTTACTGGTTTTTCGTGGGTACTTTATGCACTGGACCCCGTCTCCGGGGTTTCGGCCATTGAGGCCTCGTCAGCAGTGCTGGATTATGCCGCAAGCTTGATCGGGATCACGCGCTGCGCCGTGTCGATCACGAACCCGCTGCCGTCGCGTTTTGCCTTGCCTTTGGCGTAGAGCGCGACGACGACGCCCTTGGGCTCGAGGTGGCGCACGTCGGAGTCGTCTCCGCCGATGCAGCGCATGCCCTGAAACGTCTCGGGGATCGACTCACGCGTGCGGAACACGACCGCGACGCGCATGCCGTTATCAATGGCCCGCTGCGCGTACTGGCGGAATGCCGCGACGCCGGAGTACGAAAACGTCAGATCGTAATTTGCCGGAATCTCGCGCCGATTGTTCAGCTTGGTGTAGTCGTAAAACTGCACGTTCGGGAACAGCTCGAACAGCGTACGGCCGCACGCAGCGCGGACCGTCTCCCACCGGATGTCGGACGTGCCGTTCAGCCGGACCAGCGGGGTCATGCCAAGCTTGGCAGCGCGACGGACCAGTCGCGCGATGTCCTGCACCAGCAGTGACATAAAACCCGCGCGGTCCTCAAAAAAGAAATGCGTACGGTTTAGGCGCGCTGCCTGCACTGACGACATGGCGCCGCGGCCGGCGGTGAAGAGGCACGCCGACTTGCACCCGGCCAGCTCGGCCGTCGCGCAGACGTTGTGGCCAGACTGGTCGGCGGGGGCGAGATACAGGATGCCAGTCAGAAAGCCGAGGGTCTGGCCCTTGACGGTCTTGGCATTCGTGTCGATTGACAGCAGGTTTTTAGGTTTCTTGTGCATGGTGTTTTGCTCCGTGTTGTTGCATCAGACCCGCTGTCGCGGGTTTCGGCCACTCAGGCCTCGTCAGTGATGCTGAATCAGCGCGCGTCCATCTGCTGTTGGCGACGCTGTGTCGAATCCCAACAATCGAGCACGCCGAGGTCGTCGCAGACCCACATTGCGAAGATGTCTTCTCGGGTATACCCGGCCGGCATTGGGCGCTGATTGATGCGGGTGACAAGGTGCTCGATGTAGTCCGCATCGAAGAGGTCGAATGCGTCTTTGATGTCGTGCTCTTCTGCTACCTGCTTGACGATGGCCGTGGCCTGCTTGGTGGTGATGTGCATGGTGTCATTCTCCGTGTTGTTGCATCAGACCCGCTGTCGCGGGTTTCGGCCAATCAGGCCTCGTCAGTGATGCTGAATCAGTCCTCCCAGTGCAAGACCCTCACGTCTCCCTCGATGACGCCGACAATCCGGACGTCGTCCGGGCTGTCGCATCCCCAGTCGGCGGCGCACTTCGTTTTTGCCTTGTCGCAGGCCTGATCGACTGTCTCGGCCTGCACTGCGCTGATCCATGTAGTGCCGCCAGCGTTGATGTTGTCGCCGCAAAATACTGTAAATGTGTTCATGGTGTGGATCTCCTGTGGTTAATGTGTCCACTGTACTGGTTTTTCGTGGGTACTTTTATGGGCGCGCCACGCCGGCACGTTGTGCTGTGCAACACGCTAGCCCCCTACTCTGCCCTCGTGCGCGCGAATGCCTCTGTGGCCGCATTGCGGGCCCGCCACGCCGTCGACGCGCCCTCCCCTACCCCGGCCCCTGCCCCCCTGTGGATAACGGCACCACGGCGATTTCCCACATTGCGAAATCTGCAGCCCCCGCCGCGCCAGTCTGGCATGATTCTTGCTAGGCAATACGCGTGCCGTGGCATGCTGGCACGATTCTTGCATAGTAGTGAGCGCACACTAACTTATGTTGCGGTGCAATATGATAGTGAGCGCACACTGACCAAGCTGTTGCGCCGCAGCATGTTAGTGTGCGCACACTGGGGCGCTGGCAACGTGTTAGTGAGTACTCACTGGGGCTGGTGCAGTGCGGCATATTGTTGCGCCGCAACATGTTAGTGAGCGCTCACTGGGGCGTTGTGCACTGCAGCAAAATGGTGCGGTGCAACATAGGCAACCCGGCGCTTTGTTGCGACGCAGCACCCCTTTCGGGTCCCGTCGGTCGGGTGGGCGGTGGCCCCGCCTCAGACCAAAAGCTGCTCAATTCCAGATTTTTTCGCTCGAAACCTGAAAATTTTTTATATTTTTTCATAATGTGAAAAGTATAGAGAAAGTTGCGTAAACGCCACACTTCTAAATGAGAATTGTTCTTATTTGTCAGGGGTTGCGGGGGTTGTGCGGGGGTCCGTATAGAGAATTTGTATAGAGAAAAAAACCCGCTAAGTCATTGATTTTATTGAATAGTTGACATAATTCTGTCAGGGGTAGTAGGGGTAGTAGGGGTCTAAACGACTTTTTTTATTTTTAAATGAAAAATGAAAAATAAAATATCTACACCGACCTGGATTAGACCCCCGCTACCCCCGCTACCCCTGACAAATGTACGGACAAGTTGACCCTGGATTGAGGTGGCAAACTGGCCGCAACTTGCCTGGTTGCCGGTCGATGGGGCGGTTGTCTAGAGAAAGCTGTATTGGTAGTATAGAGATGAAAAGATACAACCCAAACACCAAGACACCCTTCAGGCGCGGCGACGTACGCCACGACGGGTACGTCTTTTTTGCCTACACCAACAAGAGAAAGGCCGACGGCCACTTTGTTGAGATCTGGCTCAGCCCGCAGGCATCGGATAAGGCCACGGCAAACGACCGAGCCAGGAAGAGGCTAAAGGCCCGTGGCAATCGACGCCAAGACGCCGCTGCCAACGCCTGACGGATGGACGGCGGCCTCAGACATACGGCCAGGAGACCTTGTGTTCTGCTCAGACGGTGGGACTCAGAGGGTCCTGTCGGTCCAGAGCCACATCCCGTCGGCCTGCTACAGGGTGGAGCTAAGCGGGGGTCTCTCGATCGTGGGCGATCACAACATGACTTTCTCCCTGCAGTGCCGCAAGTGGAGGAACCGCCTGCAGATGTGGATACGAAACCAGAGCTCCAAGTTTGCGAAGAAAAGGTTCCGAAGGCCCCTGGCCGTAAGAAGCGTGGCCCAGATGCTCGATGAGGGCCTGGACGACAACCGAAACAGAAAAAAGTGGGCACTTACTAACATCGAGCCTCTTAGGTACCCACACGTCGATCTTCCGGTCCCTCCCTACGTCCTCGGGCTGTGGCTTGGGTCGATGACAAAGTCCGGCAGGCACTGGGTCAGGGGCAAGGACATGGAGAGAATATCCAAGAAATGCCGCCGGCATGGGTTCTTCATAACCCAAAACCGCGGCGAGTTCTTCTTCCGGCCGAGTGTCAGGGAGTCTTTTACCTTCGCGGGTGCCCCGATACCGGACAAGATACCATCATCCTACCTGGAGAGCGACGTAGAGAGCCGACAGATGCTGCTTGAGGGGCTGATAGACTCCGAGGATGCCAAGAAACAGGCCCACGGAGAGGAGTGCTACACGATACAGGACTCCTGGCTATCGGCAAAGCGCAAGCAGCAGCTCCTGGAGAGCCTCGGACACACCACCTCGCTGACAAAAAGGGACGACAGGGCACGTTTTGCTCTTAATTTTTGCAAAATACTGACCCCGGCACCCAAAAATCGTCGCCAAATAGTGAAAATTGACAAAATTAGGCCCAGACAGTGCGTACACATCGTGACAGAGCACGATTTTGTCGCCGCGGAGGGCTTTTTGAGCGTAAAGATGTGAAAAATGTTGAATAAGGCACAGGAAAAGGTCCTAGCGGACTTCGCAAAGAACAACCGTCACTGGCCAAAGCACCAGCTTGACGCCGCACTGTGGCAGGTGAGGTGGGAGCTGGAGGCCCTGCCTCACCAGCAGGAGCCGGAGGACGGCGAGTACGACACGTTTCTGATGCTGGCAGGCCGTGGGTCGGGAAAGACCCACACCGCGAGCCACTGGATCGGTATACGTGCATGGAAGTACCCCGAGACGCGCTGGCTGGTCACGGCACCCACATCGAACGACATACGGGCGACGTGTTTTGAGGGAGACTCGGGCCTTCTTAACATCATCCCCCAGTCGCTGATACAGGACTACAACAAGTCGCTGTTTGAGATCACGTTGGTCAACGGCTCGATCATACAGGGCATACCTGGATCGGAGCCCGAGCGATACCGAGGCAAGCAGTACCACGGTGCCTGGTTCGACGAGCTCTGCGCCTTTGAGTACATCGACGACGCATACGACCAGGTACAGTTCACGCTGCGTTTGAGGCACCCCAACATCGAGCGCGTCCAGCAGATCATCACGACAACACCCAAGCCCAAGGAGCTGATAGTGGACCTGGCCGAGGGAAAGGTCGGGGGCGATGTATACATGGTCAACGCCAGCTCCTACGACAACCGACAGAACCTGTCGGCGACGTTCTTCAAGCAGCTCGAGACCTACGAGGGCACCGACCTCGGAAAGCAGGAGATCTACGGCGAGATCCTGAACCCAGAGGATGCCGGTATCGTAAAACGGAAGTGGTTCCGGATGTGGCCGGCCAAAAAGGAGACACCGACCCTGGAGTACGTCATCGCATCCTACGACCCGGCCACCTCCGAGAAGACGCACAACGACCCCACCGCGTGCGAGGTCTGGGGAATATTTGAGCAGCAGGATGCCGGGACCTGTGTCATGCTGCTGGATGCCTGGGACGGTCACCTATCATACCCCGAGCTGCGAAAGAAGGTAATCAGCGACTTCAAGGAGGTGGTGTACGGCGCGGACAACTCGTTTGCCAAGGGAAGAAAGGCAGACCTGATCCTGATGGAGGACAAATCGGCAGGTATATCGCTCATCCAGGAGCTACAGATGGCCGGAGTGCCCGTCCGAGCTTACAACCCTGGCAGGGCCGACAAGGTCCAGCGTATCAACATCGTCGCGCCACTGATAGCCAAGGGAAAGGTCTACCTCCCGGAGGATCCCAAAAAGCCTGGCGAGTTTGCCGAGTGGGCCAAGCGATTCCTGCGACAGGTATGCTCCTTCCCCGAGTCCGGCGGCCACGACGACTACGTCGACAGCCTATCCCAAGCGCTTAGGGTACTGAGAGACTCCGGGTGGCTACAGCTGGACCCTCTCCCACCCCGCGACTACCAGTACGCCGACGACAAGAGGCAGCGAGTCAACCCATACGCCCAGTAGGCCCGGTCTATGGTTTTTTGTGTATGAGTTGGGATAGGGAGACACAAACAACAATGAACCCCATCAAATCACCGCGCGAGATGCTGTTCGAGATGGCAGGCATTCCCTCCTTCGCGGGAGGGAGCCAGGTGCCAAAGATTGGCGCCGAGATGTACAAGCTCATCACCAGCGCCATTGAGCGTTACACGAAGGCATACGGGAAGCCGCCACCGGCGGAGGATGTCAAGGCACTACGTGCCCACGTAGAGCAGATCTCCAAGAAGAGCGAGATCAAGAGCGATCCAGCGACGCAGGCACGGGCGCGTCACGAGATGGCGACAGACCCCAACCTGATCAACCCAGAGGGGCCGGACCCATTCCTGACCAAGGCCGTAACCGGCCGGACCGTGAAGAGCACGTACCTCAAGCCCAAGGTGCAGGACATCAACGACCCCAACGTCCGCGCCAACATCGAGACAAAGCAGGCCTCGGGCGAGCTGGAGGAGGTACTGCCCGAGTCAATCACGCCAAGCGCGGACTACATGGGACGCATGGGTGCCGCGATCGAGAACGCCACGCTTGCATCTGGAAAGACTCCCCTGATCGACAAGCTGAAGCTAGAGTTTTTTAAAAAGAACAAGAGATACCCCACCGACGAGGAGCTGGAGGTCATCATCGCCGAGTTCAACCCGGCACGGCACCAGTACGGCGAGAAGGGCGCGTCGATCGTGGCAGAGAGACCTCCCACGGCGAAGGGAATGTCGGAGTGGAGGCAGCAGGCCAGAACAGAGGGCCTGCCGGAGTCGGCGCTGGAAAAGCCGCCCGCAGATTACCCGCAGCACCTGCTGGACGCTCTCAACCTATCGCGTGGAGTACAGCCCGGCACAAAACCGCTGTCAAGCCAGCGCATCAACCCAGACCGCGCATACGCCGGCGGAAGAAACGTCGCGCCCATGACACCGAGAGAGATGCAGGCCATGATGGTCGCGTACGGAAAGAACCCGCGATCGTTTGAGGACATCGCATCGCGCGCGACACCCGCCGCAGCAAAACCATCCGCACTTAAAAGGTTAGGAAAACGGTCGATGCAGGGCCTTGGTTTTGCGTCTGTGCCGTTCAGTGCCATGGCCATGGAAGATTACAGAAAACAGGGAGACCTACCTGGCGAGATTTTGTCAGGCATCGAGACCGCAGCAAACGCCGCCGCGATGTTCCCGCCACTTAGCGCACCCGCCACCGTGGTAGGGTTAGGCGCGATGGGCGCAAACATGGCAAGAGAATATCTTGCGCCAGAGTACCGATCCGTTATGGAAGATTACAAATAATGCCACAAATCCCCAAGATGCCAATCCAGCAGGGTGCAAACCTTGCATCGCTCGACCTGGAGTCCTCGGAGAACTACGAGGAGGCCATGATGCAGGAGGCCGAGATCGAGCACTACGAGGACGTGCTTGGGCTAGAGCCAGGACAGGCAGAAGAAGAGGTCATCGAGTTAGATGATGGCTCCGTGGTCATCAACTACCGGCCCACCGAGGGACCGCTAAAGAACCCAGAGTTTTATGCAAACCTGGCCGAGCTACTAGACGAGAGCGTTCTGTCTTCGCTCTCTACCGAGTACAACGAGTACATCCAGGTAGACAAAGAGGCACGCAAGGAGAGAGATAAGCAGTATGAAGAAGGACTACGAAGGACAGGACTTGGAAAGGACGCGCCAGGTGGCGCAACTTTTGACGGAGCTTCCAAGGTTGTGCACCCTGTCATGGCAGAGGCTTGCGTTGACTTCGCGGCGTCTAGCTCGCGCGAGCTTCTCCCGCCTGACGGAATCGTTAAGTCGGAGATAAAGGGCGAGGCGGACCGCCAGCGCGTAGACGTTGCCGAGCGCAAGTCTCAGTTCCTAAACTGGCAGCTCACGGAGCAGATTGAAGAGTACCGCGACGAGATGGAGCAGGCGCTGACCCAGCTGCCGCTTGGCGGATCGCAGTACTTCAAATGGCGATGGGATGGAGAGCAAAAGAGACCCACCTGCGAGTGGATCCCGATTGATAACATCTTCCTGCCGTACGCCACGACAAACTTCTACACATCGCCCCGCGTAACCGAGGTGCAGGACATTACGGAGGACACGTTCCTACAGCGCGTTGATGCCGGCATCTACCGCAACATCGGCGACCTGGTCGTGTCGGAGCTGCCGCAGGACAACATGACGCGCTCGCAAAAGGCCAACGACAAGATCGAGGGCAAGGAGGCGCCGACAAAAAACATCGACGGCGTACGCCGCGTGTACGAGATTACGTGCTTCTTGAGGCTAGAGGACGACCCTGAGACCAACGGCGCACGAGCGCCGTACATCCTCACGATTGACGAGGACACCGACAAGGTCCTCTCGCTGTACAGAAACTGGGAGGCGGGAGATGAGAAGCTTACAAAACTGGACTGGATCGTCGAGTTTAAGTTTATTCCTTGGCGCGGTGCTTACGCCATTGGCCTGCCTCACCTTATTGGCGGTCTTAGTGCCGCTCTCACTGGCGCTTTGCGTGCCCTACTGGATTCGGCGCACATTAACAACAGCCAGACGATGCTTAAACTCAAGGGCGGAAGAATCTCCGGCCAGAGCGACAGAATTGAGCCTACCCAGGTTCTAGAAATCGAAGGTGCCCCTGGTGTGGACGACGTCCGCAAGTTGGCTATGCCGTTGCCGTTTAACCAACCCTCAAGCGTTCTTTACAACCTTCTTGGGTGGTTGACCGACGCCGCGAAAGGGGTCGTTACGACCGCCGAAGAGAAAATTGGCGACGCAAACGCTAACACGCCAGTGGGCACCACCCAGGCACTGATCGAGCAGGGCGCGAAGGTATTCTCAAGCATCCACGCACGCCTGCATCGGTCTCAGGCCAAGTCGTTAAAGATCCTATCGCGTATCAATCACTGGTACCTGGAGGAGATGGACAACGAGTCCGGCTCCGAGATCGAGGTCCGCGACTTTGCATCCAACAACGACGTCCGGCCAGTGTCGGACCCGAACATTTTCTCTGAGACGCAGCGGCTTGCACAGGCACAGGCAGTTCTGCAGATGGCAAACGCGGCGCCTCAGTTGTACGACCTTCGGGCTGCCCACCGGAGGGTTCTGAAGCAGCTGAAAGTTCCTGCAATTAGTGAGATATTGCCAGATCCGGATGGAATCAAGGAAGCAAACCCTGCCCTGGAGAACGTTGCAATGTCCATGGGCCGCCCCGCGGCGGCTTATCCGGATCAGGACCACTTGGCGCACATCAAGGTTCACTTGGCGTATGCCCAGGACCCCAACTACGGTGGCAGCCCACTCATTGGCCCGACCTTCGCGCCGCACGCGCTGGAGCACATCAAGCAGCACCTGACGCTGCACTACCTGCAGTCGATGCGTGCATACGTCGCCGAAGCATCCGGCGGAAGCGATACTCTTGGACTGCACGAGGAGAAGCCGCTCTCGCTCGAGGACCAGAAGGCACTGGCGCTTGCCGCGGAGATGGTATCCATGGACGCACAGACCACGTTCCAGACCGCACAGCCCATGATCCAGCAGCTTGCCCAGAAGGTTCAACAGGCACAGAAGGCCAAGATGGAGCAGATGGCATCTAACGACCCAACGGCTCAGGCACTTCTCAAGACGCAGATGGCCGAGACGCAACGCAAGGCACAGGAGGCACAGGCCAAGCTTCAGCAGGAGATGTCCAAGCACCAGCAGGACTACCAGCTCAAGGTGGCCGAGCTGGAGCAGAAGGTCCAGGAGCTCATCGCCAAGTACCAGACCCAGAGCCAGGTCGACAGCCAGAAAAACTCGACCAACATCGCGCTTGCAAACATCAACAACGCCTCGCGCGAGCGCGTGGCCGCGATGCAGGCCGGGTCCCAGATGGACGGCCTGCAGGCCCAGCTGGCTCACGAGCAGGCCATGTCGGCAATCGACGCGATCAACACCGCCGATACCGACATCCGCCAGCACGGGATTGCAATCGAGCAGGCAGCGTTTCAGAAACAGGCAGAGGCCGTACAGGCCGCAATAGACCAGCAGCAACAACAACCACCACAAGGAGTAGTGTAATGGCAGACGACAACCTCAAAGGATTCCGGCAGACCTACCAGGAGACGGGCAAGCCCGGCTACGGCGGCGGCAACGGAACCACCAACATCGACCCGGGCCCGTCCGGCTCGCACCGCGACAACAACTGGAAGCGCGGCGCGGCACAGGCAAAGACGAAAAACGCAGGCCAGGTCGGACCCTACAGCAACGTGAAAGATCAGTTTGGTCCTAAGTATTAAAGCCCTGTTTAGTTTGTAGGGCGGGTATTAAGAAAATCTTGCATAGGTGGGTCTATGCAGGATTTGACATCCAGAATTATGGCTCGCGTAAGCGAGCAGATCCGATTGTTAGACTCCTCCCTAATTACGGGCAAGGGAGTCAGCAACATGGAGCGCTACCAGAGGCTCCTGGGTGAGCGTGAGGGACTACAGACGTGCCTCAACATTATTGACGACATACTGACAGAGAACGACGAGGCTGAATAGCCTGGAAAGGAGTGCCGGATGGCATTTGACGTGGTAAAGAAGGAGGAGCCAGACCTACGTACGGAGATTGAGTGTTTTCCGGACATCGACCCTGGCATAGACGTGGCAGGCGACCGTGTGTTGGTCCAGCTGCGACGAGAGAAAACAACGAGCAAGGGCGGCATCATCCTGGTTGATGAGACCAAGCAAACGCTTCGGTTTAACGAGACGGTCGCGAAGGTCATACAGATCGGACCCCTGGCATACAAGAGCCCAGACACGCTGGAGCCTTGGATCGAGGGACCCTGGTGCAAGGTCGGCGACTTAGTTCGCACGATCAAGTACGGCGGGGATCGGTTTGTTGTACAACCCGAGGATGAGGGATCTCCGGTGGTGTTTATCACCATCCAGGCAAGAGAGATCATCTCGCGCATCCGGAGCTTTGAGCACGCACAAAAAATGCGGGCCTTCGTTGATTAAACTTTGTAGAAAGTGACAAATGGCAGAGAAAGAGGAGAAGCTGCTCCCCATCAAGGAGCAGGAAGACGGCGCGGTTCTGGTCGCGGTTGATAAGGAGGACAACCCCTTTGAGGACGCGGACAAGAGTCAGGATGACGACAAGAAGGACGCTGACACCGGCGGTGACGTATCAGATCAAGACGGTGGTGCCGAACAGTCGATGGATTCTGACCCCGATGACGGGGATTCTGATGAAGAGACTGACGAGGACAGAGAAAAGATTCGCGAGGCTCGCCGCGAGGAGCGCAAGCTCAAGAAGGAGCTAGCCAAGCAGCGAGAGATCTCTGCAAAGCACAAGATTAGCGCGCTGGAGCGCAGAAACGAGGAGCTGGCCCGCAGGCTGGCCGCGGTTGAATCAGCCGCGACATCGTTCCAGTTCGCGCAGGTAGACAAGGCAATCGACGACGAGGCAACACGCGTCGAGTACGCCAAGATGAAGCTGCTGCAGGCCTCACAGGCCGGCAACGCCGAGGAGCAGGTTGAGTACCTTGAGCAGCTTCAGGAGGCAAAGACACGGCTTGCACAGATGCAGGCCTACAAGAAGCAGCAGGTTGAGCAGGTCCGTCGTCCCAAGCAGAACGTGCCAAACGAGGTATCTCGCGCGGTGCAGGAGAATGCAGAGGCCTGGCTCTCAAAGAATAAATGGTATGACCCCAACGCGAGGGATACAGACAGCAGGATCGCGAAGGTCATAGACAACGAGATGGCCGCAGAGGGCTGGGACCCATCGGACCAGGAGTACTGGGACGAGCTGGACAACAGACTATCTGCGCGTTTGCCACATCGTTACGCGGCAAAGACCGGCAACAGCGCCGCCAAGGCAAGGCCAAACCCTACGGCATCAAGCCGTACGGCCAACCCCTCAGGCGTTCCGGCAAATGCAATTAAGCTATCCCCGG